TTTAGCTAATGCTAGTTACATACATAACATAACAACAACTGCTGGTATCACTTCTATTACATTAGAAAATAAAAACGGTACTTCTGATAAAGAGGCTACAGCAACAACTAATCAACAAATAGAAATAACTAGATTTAATTATTTAGGTTATGGCAGAAGGTTATATAACCAAACTTTAGTAGAAACAACAGCTACAGCAAACACTAACGATCAATCTCAAAACAAAACTGTAGTTAATGTAGCTAGTGTTGATGGTATTGAAGTTGGTATGTTTATAAACCACAAGGCTTTTGTTAACAACAATGATGTTGATTATGGTAATGGCGCTATTAAAGTTATAGGTGTAGGTACTTCAACAGTAGAACTTTCGCATCCCATAGCAGATGGTCACAGTGTTACAACTAACGATGTTATAGGTTTTGTGAGTAACAATACAAATTCAACTACTTGGAGTAATTATAAGTCTGGTACACCATCAGAAAACAAACAACATGATTATGATTATGACGATCACATATTTGAAGCTAATGTTGGTAGGCGTTACGGTATAAACCCTCAACATGCTCAAGATAATGGATCGTTTTATATAGATGAATTAAAAGGATTAATAAACTTTAGTTCTAATTTAAGTGGCAATACTATAGTTTTAGATTACATTAGCGATAGTTTAGGTACTGATGGAGAAATGCAAGTACATAAGTTTGCTGAAGAAGCTATGTATAAAAGTATAGTATATGGTATATTATCTACTAAACTAAACATACCTGAGTATATAGTTCGTAGATATAAAAAAGAAAGGTTTGCAGCTATTAGACAGGCAAAGTTAAGATTATCAAATTTAAAACTAGAAGAGTTGGTTCAAACACTTAGAGGTAAATCAAAACAAATAAAACACTAATTAAATGCCGGAAATAAAAAATAGTTTTGTTCGAGGTCGTATGAATTTAGACCTTGACGAAAGGTTAATACCTAGCGGAGAATACAGAGAGGCTTTGAATATACAGGTTTCAACATCTGAAGATTCAGACGTTGGTAGTGTTCAAAACGTTCCGGGTAATCAAGAAATAGCAAACTTCGATGAACTTGGTGTTATTGGAGAGTTAATATGTATTGGCTCTATATCTGATGAAAAAAACAATAGACTATATTGGTTTGTAGTAGATACTAACGATGGTATTGCTGTTAGAAGTGCTATTATAGAATACAATGTTGATTTACAATTAACAACACCTATAGTAGTAGATATAGATAATACTTTTTTAGAATTTAGCGTTAATAACTATATAACAGGTATAAATATAATAGATGACTTTTTGTTTTTTACAGACGGTATAACTGAACCTAAAAAAATAAACATAGAGCAGTTTAGAAAAAACAATCACACTGACATTAGTATCAATAGTGATTTTTTTGTTTTTGATGAAAACAAAGGTCCTACAACAAAAGAACAAATAACTGTTATAAAACAAAAGCCTACAAAACCACCTGTCTTAGATATAATAAGAACTAATAAAAGTGCTGCTTTTTATAAAGGAGAAAATATAACTTTAGAAAATCTAGAATTAAGTACTTTGCAACCTGGAGATACTTTTCCTGGAAATGGTGTACCTATTAAATTTACTTTACCTATGACAGTTGTACATCCAGCTAATGCTCCTGGATTTTCTGGTTACACAGACGGTGTAGGTAATGTATATCCAGGTGGCACATATCCTTATGACATAAGAGATAAAATAGGTACAGTAGCTTTTACCGCTGGTCAAGTATTACTATTAAGTGATCTTTCTACAGTTGGCGGCTTACCAAACAGTGCTGAAATAAAGTTAAAAGTAAACAATATATATCTTGTGGGTGGTGGTGCGCCTTCTTCTGGCGGTAGTGAAACAGAGCAAATATTTGCACAAATAGATTACTCAGTAATATCTGTAGATCCGCCTATAAATCCTGGTGCTGCTGATTATGATTATATGGTTGAAGATTTTTCAAGATTATTATTTGAAAGAGGTTTTCCAAGATTTTCATACAGATACAAGTATCAAGATGGTGAATATTCTGCATTCGGCCCTTTTACAGAAGTAGCTTTTGAAACGGGTAATTTTAACATACATCCTACAAGAGAGCCTTATAACTCTGCAATGGAAAATAACATAAGCCAAATAAATGTAAAAGATTTTGTTACTTATGATATTCCAGAAGGAGTTGTTGAAATAGATTTACTATATAAACCTGAAAACTCTACAACAGTATATTCTTTAGATACTATTAAGCCTACTAAAACAGATGGAACACCAAATCCATTTTGGACAACTTTAGATGGTATTTCACAAACTACAATAACACTTTTTAGTGGTAATACCGCGCCTGCTAGTGACACTGGTTATTTTCCTATAACTACAGATATAATATACGCTGCTTTACCTGAAAATCAATTACTACGTCCTTATGACAACGTACCTAAAAAAGCAAAATCACAAGACTTTACAGCAAATAGATTGATATATGGTAATTATATTCAAAA